CGAGGCTCCCAAGCTGCCCTCCTGCGCCTGCAAAGGCCAAAGATGCCGGTGCAAACTTCTTTGCAATGTTCCCGGACTTTTCTGCTATTTCGCCGGTAACTGCTGAAACCTGTGCGAGTGCCGCACGGCTCTTGGACGCTTCGGCCTGTAGGCCTTTCAGCTTTAGTTCGGCGCTGGTCAGTTCCCGGACTAACTCACGGTATTGTTTTTGGTTGATCTCCGTGCCGTCCGCCATTTCCTGATCCGCTTTCTTTTTGGCGTTTCGGAGGCTTTCAACCTTGTTTTCTGTATTTTTGATTTGTTCCCCGAGCAATTGCTCCTTTTGTTTGAGCAGGTCAATATTTGTCGGGTCGAGTTTCAGCAGGCGATTGACTTTATTAAGCTCCGATTGTGTCCCACGGATTTCGCTGTTCAGCGAGCTGATCGCTTTCGACAATCCCTTTGTATCGCCGCCGATTTCGACAACGATGCCTTTAACATTTTCAGCCAATCTTACCACCTCCTGCGAAGAAATCACGCAAGCCGCCGGGTCTGCCCTTTATGGCATACTGTTCTGCGTCGTTGGACTTTTCGATCATCAAATCATAGACCATTCCGCAGGTCATGTCCTCCAGCGCTTCATCGGATAACCCGAGTTCAGCGCAGCGGAGCATAAAGGTTGACCCGGTAGGCTCACGCACGGTTTGTTTTATTTTTTTTTTGGAACAGCGGTAGTCTTGTTGTTCAGGCTCCAAAGCTCCAAAATGGCAGGGAGCACTTTATAGATGGAAAACATCTCAAACTGCTCCAGCCACTGGTCAACATTGTCCGGGATGGACCCGTCATATTGCCGAGCCATGATAAAAGCGACATCCTCAAATATTTCAAGATCGCTTACGGAAAAAGATCCGTCCTCGGATGTCGCTGCCGTTTGTAGCTTTTGCAGGTCACGGACAATGTCCCGACCCACTTTATGGCGGTAGATGCGTGGGGTCAGCGCATTAGCGCACAACCCTACGCTTTTTCCGTCGATCTCGATTACTTTGTTCATTTCAGCCTCCAGTCGTCGGAGTGAATACGGCGGTGTACCAGCCGTTCACGGTCGCCTCCGGGGTCTCCGCCGTAGTGTAGGCAAGGGAGTTGCCGTTTGCCAGAGGGGAAGCGGTGATGCTGACGGTCTGCGTCTGCGGCTCTACGCTCTCGGTCGTGGTGTTCAGCTCACGAGTGGGGCGGGTGCAGGTGCAGTTATAAAGAACAAACTTCGTTCCGTTCACATCGCCCTCCTCTTGGAACAGCAAGGCGAAAGACTTGGGCTGAATGTTTGCATTCTCAATCATCACCTTGCTGGTGGTGTCAAGAGTATACCCGAAAACATCCTTGAGGAATGCTTCGGGGAAAACGGCAACTTCGAGATCGCCGGTGTAGCCGCTGTTCGCCACGGCTACGAAATACTGAATGTTGTCCGCATAAAACGGTGTGGTATCGCCGGAAGGCTCCAAAGACAGGCTAACTGCGCCGGGGATGGCTACGGGAGTGCCATAGGTGTTATTTTCCCCGTCGAGGATAGCGTAATGGACATTCGAGATACCGAATTTAACTTTATCAGCCATTTTTACACCTCGATTTCATAAACTACTTGGTTACACTGCTGATCTTCAATGTAACTCTCGGACTTCTGCCAAAACAGAGAGGACAAGGCCTGTTCGACTTTGCCCTCTGCTGTTAGGTCTTTATCTTTTGTGTAAAGCTCAACCTGTATATGGTTGATGGGGTGATACACCACATTGTCAGCGCCAAAATTATTGGAGTAGGAGACGCGATAGAGGATATACGGTAACTTTTGCGGCTTATTGAAGTAACCGTAAGCTACGGGCATCCTCGTCTGTTTTAACAGGGAATTAACCTCTTGCAGTGTCATCCTTTCTTAATCACCACCTTTACACGGGTTAATAGTTTCTGCTCTGCCTTTTGCTCCGCTGGGCCGATGTGGGGGAATGGGCGGGCAGAGCCTTTTGCGGTTCCGCCTGGGCCTGCGTGACCATGTTCCAGCAAGTGCGTGAGCTGGTAATCCGTTTTGTTGAAAATTCGCATACGGATATCGCTGTAGCTCTCATATGCGACCTTGTCACGCCAACCGGCCTTATAATCGCCGGTCTGTACCGGGCTGCCGGTCACAATGTCTTGGCGGCATTCCTTTGCCACCTGCCGAACCTCTTTTTTTACGCCATTCGTAACGGCCTGGTCATAGTTTTTCAGTTCGGACAGGATTGCCGTTGCCAACTCATCCGGTCTAACCGTTTTCGACATCGTTGCCCACCTTTTCCTCAAGGTACAGCTCTATTTCATCGCTGCCTGTTGCAAAATAGGTGCGATAAATAGAATAGCGTGTGCCGCGCCACTCGGCTAATTTCTGCCCAGCATAGTTGGCGATAGGAGTAACCGCCACAAGGGACGGCTGCAAGCCGTTTTGACCGGCGGAATAGAACTCCGCCCGTGTAGCGGACTGCAGCCGCGCCCAGACCTGTGTTGTGGTTTCTGTGGCAATCTGTACCCCGATATCGTTCTGCTCAAAGGCTTGGGAGATTAATGTAATGAGATCATCCAAATCAACCACCCACCTTTTGCTCAAACAGCCGGTTGTTGAGTGCCCACCGGAGCATCCGGGGCATTGCTACGACCTTTTCCCTGCGTTGCCGGTAAAGGTAGGCTGCGTACATCTCCACCAGCATAGCATCACCGGTGCTGGTGGAAAGTACGATTCCCTCGGTAGCGATATACTCCTTGGCAGACGCGATCAACGCCGACAGGTAATCGTCAAGCGCTGTTGTGGAAAGTTGCAAATCAACCTTCAAGATCACGAGGATATCAGCGTCTGTCATGCTTTAACCCCCCTTAGGAAGCCTTGGTTACATTTACGGTATAGACTACGGTCTCGTTGCCGTTCTTCACGGTTACGGTCAGAGGATGGGCAGTGCCATCAGCCAGCCAAGTAACAGTGCCGCCGTTTTTCACATTGGCGTTGTTGTAGGCGATAGCAACCTGTGCGCCTGCGACCTCGGTGGTGGCGTTTACGGCAGCAGTCGCAGCGGAAGCGGTAGCGGTGTAGCTCAGAACATCGCCGTCAAATGCGGGACTGAGAGACAGGCTGCCGACAGTCAGAGCGGACAGCTTGGCGTTGTTGGCGGTATCAGCCGCAAAGGTCATGGAGGTGGTTACGGAAGCGCCGTTAATGTTGATCGCCACAAAAGCGCCGGGGATAACGGGCATACCGTCAGCACGCTCTTTGCCGCGGAATACGGTGTTGTCCTGAATGAACTGAACCTCGCGGGATGCTTCGATGGTCATGCCGGAGCGCTGCGCCCACAGGTACAGGTCGCCATAGCCGCCAACGATGTCGCCATCGGGGATAAATTCGAGGATTTCCACATCACCGCCGATGATGGGCATGGTCATACCGTCAAAGGTGACATACCGGCCCAAAGCGGTAGCAAGGATTGCCTTGGACTGCAGAGTAGCCAGGGTCTTGCTATTCATAGCCCAGAAGCGCTCGCCGCGGGAATAGCGGGTGAAGGTGTTACCAGCAGCAACAGCCAGCGCAGCCCAGAAAGCCTCGCCGGTGGAAGCGGTGGGAATGGTGATGATGTTGGAGGTGTGCAGGTCAACCCAAGCAGGAGCATTGGCCGGGTAATCGCTGGGTTTGCTCTCCTGCGCCAGACGCGTCACAATACCAAGAGGCATCTTCTGACCAGCGCCCTTGCCGTACAGGATGGCCTTATCCTTGGCAAGGCCGATAGCCTCGGACAGCATCTCGACGATCCAGGAGGCGAGGTTTACATCGTTATCCTCCAGCAGGGAATTACAAACAGGAACATAACCGGCAACCTTGAAGCCGTCAAGAGTGATCTGGTTAAAGCTGAAGGTCAGCTCATTGATGGCGCCGCACATTTCAGTCCAAACGGCCTCGGGGACAGTACCGGCAATGGTCTGACGGGCTTCGCCATTGACATTGCGGATGCGGACCCGACGCATCAGTTTGGAGTAGCGATACATATTCTCGGCAATAAGGTCGAGGAATACAACAGGGATGGTCAGCTCACCACCGGTGATATCTCTCTTGCTGCGGGCAGCGTTACGAAGCTCCGCAAAGAAGGTCTGCACATCGGGCTGGGCTACGATAGCGTCACGCTGGTCTTTGGGAAGAGCGTCAAAGGCGCGCACATTCATGGGGAGGGAGCGAATGTTGATGGTATTCATGGTAAAATCATTCCTTTCGTCTTTCTTTTCTGCTTTGGGTTCAGCCTTGGGAGGATCCTTTTCGGCATTTTCCAAGTCTTCCTCAAGGCCCTTGATTTCTGCGGACAGTTTTTCTTTTTCGGCGTTGTGGGCATCCTGTTCCTCGGTAAATTTGTTCATGGCGTCCTCAACAGCCTGCTGCTCCTCATCGGTGGTAGCTTCGCCGATTGCTTTTTCGATTTCAGCGGAGCGTGTTGCAAATTCTGCGTCTTTAGCTACCAGTGCCTCAAAAGCTGCTCTTTTCAGTTCCAGCTTTTTGGCAATCATAATGGATTTCAGTGCCATGTCAGCACTCCTTTCTTAGCTTTTTGAGGGCTTCGGCCCTCCATTGGTCGAGCTTGCGCTCGTTGATCTTTTCAAGGTCTTTTTTCCGAGCCTCTACCATGGTGTCCTCGTAGGCCGGGAAGGTAACGACCGATACCTCATACAGTTTGACTTTGCGAATAGTCCACACGGTTGTGCCATCTGGCCGGATTTCGGTTTCCTCGTCAAGGATGTCAAAGCCGAAAGAACATTGGGAAACATCCCCACGCTTTACGCGCTCATAGGCGTTCATGGCATCCTGATCCGCTTGATTAATGAGGATGGACCCCCAAAGGCCCAAATCGTCAACGCGGAGGGTCAGTGTACCAGCTGTTGTTCTGCCGAGCACGATTGTGGTATCATGGTTAACCAGCGCCCGAATATCATCACCGAGGGTACCATCAAAGGCTCCTCGGTCAATGCGCTCGATGGCTTTATCCCACATCCGGTATTCGCCGGTAAAGGTGGCGAAATAGCCCTCAATGTAGAGGTTTCCATCAGCAGCGCGGGTTTTGAAGTCGCCACTGCGGCTGATTGCCTGTCTTGCTCCTACCATTTACTCACCTCCTCCGTTTAGTTTTTTCTGATCGCCAAGGCGGTCCGCGGGAATGTAGTTTTCAAGGGCCAAAAGCTCATCCATTCCCTCGTGCGGAGTAAGCCCCACCCAACTGCGCCACTCGTTCCGTGTCATTGCCATGCGGTCAACCATTTCCGCGCCAGCTTTGATGGTTTCCTCCAAGGAATAGTTGTAGAGGGAGCGGACATTGAAGCGGAAAAAGTAATCCGGAGATACGAGCAGCTTTCGGCTAAACTCCTGCTCCAAAATCTGTGCAATCGGCATGATACGGGAAGAAATAAAGTTGTTCCATTCGTCTCGCTTGAACTCGCCAACGCCCAAAACAAAAGGCGGCACGCCAAGAATGGTTGCCACCGTCGTTTTATCCAGTTTTACGAAGTCTGCCAGCGCAAGATCAGATAGAGTAAGGGGCCTTACCTGTTCCACCGAGAATTGCTCGGCAGGAATCAGCCAAGGTTCCCCGGCTTTATTGCTTGCAACAAAATCGCCAAGGAGCTTTGCACGCCCCTCCGGGTCAGAAAACTCGTCCGTCAGCGAATCCACCTTCACGATAAGAGACGGTTTCCATTCACTGGCCATGAAACCATTTTCTGTTTTCGCCGCTTGCTTGAGGTTATTTGCCACATCAGCCAGCGCAATGCTGTACCCAGTGCCTTGCCATGGGTAGTAATTGCTCGGATTTATGGCAAAATGCAGCACATCCTTCGGGTCATAGGGTTTCCCAGATATTTCGATGCTATAATACCGTTCCCCATTCGGTACAAATGCTACAAACGCCGCCGGAATCGGGTCAAGCCGCCGGAGCAGCCCCTTCCGGGTCTTTGGGAGCACTACAGCGTTCCCCCGGCCATCCAGCAGCATTGTTTTGATGATCCACTGGATAAAGTTTGACCGACCCATGTAGCTGTTCGGCTCGATATCAACCACACGAGACAGCCCATTTTTAACCCGGATATCTCCACTATCGGTGTTTTGCATCAGATAGATTGTCATACTTCCAATTAAAGACGCAATCCTATCAACAGCGGCACAGATTTCCGGGTTGTGCGCAAGGTCTGTATAGCCGGAACAGGTTAGGTCTTTCCAGCCGGTTCCATCACACAGGCATACAGCGCTCCGCGTTTGGGGCTTATCCCGAGAGCGGAAGCGCTCAAAAAAATTTGCTATGCTCATTTATCACCCCACCATTTCTTTCCTGCTTTAGATTTATCCAAAGCCTCCAAGTACCGCACCGTGGCGAATACGGAGGCATCGAACACATCAATTCGGTTTGTCGGTCTTACCTTGTCGTACTGGATCATGTCGTCTGTCTTTTCGACGGCCGAGACATTCCCAACACAATACTCATATGCTTCGGAATGCATATAGTACAGCGTCCCATTTTTGGCGCTCTGCTCGATATGCCGGAAACCTTCTGATTTCCTGTAAAAATACTGCGGTTGGTCGATAATGTTAAACCCAGCCGATTTCATGCCAATGAAATACTCTCGGCAGAATTTACGGTCATGCCCCACCTGTCGTATTCGGAAACCGCGCTTTCGCATTGTAACAAACCAGTTGACAACATCGGCGTGGTTTACGGTTGGACTGTTGCACATGGTCAAAAGTCCATCATCGGCCCAGCCGAAAAGCGGTATACCATCCTCGTCGGCCTTAACATGAGCCTGCACCACAGGGAACCAAGCGTGACTGATGATGATATCCACGCCTTTGTAATTTCCAAAAAGCGCAGCCGCCGTTAGGTCGTGCATTTTTGAGAGGTCTGCACCACCGTACCAGTCTATTGGGAGCTTGGAAAGCTCGTCCAGCGTCCAGTTGTATTTTTCATCGCTTCGCCGGAATTCGTCGAGGTTGAAATAGGACTTGATAGCCCCGGTATAGACATTGAGAGACTTTGCGAAGAAATCTTTCCGCTGCTGCGGGTCATTCTGCGCCTGCAAGCTATCGTTTAGAATTTCCTCCGGCCGGATGGAAACGCCATAGGCCGGATTGGCCATCTCATGTACCAGGGGATTGGTATAGTCGATATTTCCCTCCTCATCCGGATTGGCGCAGCACATAAAGATAAAATATTGTTCGTCCTTGATGGTGCCATCCAGCACCTTTCGGCAGTATTGCAGCCGCTGCCCAAGGAAGCCCTGTTCGTTATCGCCAGCCGTGGAAATACCTATCAGCAGCTTGTTGGTGTAGGCTTTCATGGCTTCCTTAAAAAGGTTGTACTGCTTAGGCTTTGTAAAAGCGTGGATTTCATCGCAGATCGCAATATTGCAGTTAAGAGAATCCTGCGCATCTGGGTTTGCAGCCAGAGCGCGGATAAAAAACGAGCCGTCTGGAAGCTCTGCCTCCATTGAGTGCTCGTTGTTGTTGTCAATGATCTTTACACCGCCGCCATGCTTCTCGTCCTCGCCCATAAGCCGGATGTTATAATCCAGAAAATTAAAGCTTTCAAGGGACTGCATCAGAGCCGCGGCCGATATGTAGGTTTTGGAACCGCTGCGCCGGTACCACAGGGACAGCGCCCATGCGAGGGAAGCGGCAAAACTGGTTTTGATGTTCTTTCGAGGGATAAAAATAAGGGCTTCATGAAACCGCACCACATCGGTGCCTTTCAACTTAAACCCAAGAAGATTGTATATGATGAATTTGTGAAACGGCTCCAACAGGAACGGCTTTCCCCGGAGCGGTGTACCGTCCAGCTTTTCCCCCTGCTGGTGGCAGAGGGTCTTTTCGATGATTTGAATACAGAACTCCGGCCCTTTCGGCGCGAAATCGTACTCGTTATTATCGAGGTCAGCAAAGAAACGGTCAACAGCCTGCCGCAATTCCTTGCAAGCAACCTTTCTCCCGTCTCTGATGCTTTCGGCATACTCAAGGACTACGGGCCAGTTCTTACCCTTAATCTGTCTCAAGGCTGGCAAGAGCAGCGGCAAGGCCGCCCTTTTCCTCCTTTTCCTTCACTCCGCCGGTCATTTTGCGGAAACTCGATGGAGTAAGCCCCAATTCGCGCCAGTATGCCAGTGCGCTCTTGTTGAGGTCGTCCCACAGAATCAACAGAGGGTTTTTTACCATATTTGTGGCGTTCCCTTTGTTGGTATATTCGATGACGGACTTACCGCCGGACTTTTTGAACTCGGCCTTGGTCTTATCCCGCTGTTCCAGTATCTCTGCAAGCGTTTCTACCGCAGATTGATAAGATGGGTCGGCCGTACCGAGTTTTTCCATCTGTTTTTCGATAGTTTCAACCCATTTTTCCTTTGTCATGGCTTCCCCTTTCTCAAAAATATACCGTAGAGTTGGAAAAAGTTCCCCTCGCCGGTCCCCATAGACAGGCGGAAGGCGCAACGGATAGGGGGGGGTATCAGTAACGGCCCCTTGCTGCTGTTGCTTTTTCCGGGTGCTGCTTGTTATGGCAGCCCTCACACAGGCTTACTAAATTTTTATCTTCGTAAGCCAGCTCCGGGTACTCATCTGCGTGTTTGATATGATGCACCGTTGTAGCCTGTACCGCCTTTCCGTACCGCTTGCAGTGCTGGCACATATATCCGTCACGCCTTAATATCTGTTGGCGCTTCCTCCGCCACCTGGGAGAATTATAATCAAATACAATGTTCATTACCCGCCCTGTCCCTCCCGGTGTCTACTATGCCGGGCTACCAATTATTGTTACCAAACCGTGGTTATCCGCTTAGTGCCTGTCTTGTTCCCGCACAGCAGGAGCGTCTGCGGCTGCTCATGGTCGCTCTCGCTGCTGGGCAGCAGCATCTTCCGGGCTGCGTAGCCTCCGTACTGCTGCCATGCAGTACAGCTAACCACTACCAGCTGCTTGGTACGGATAACATTGTTGTTACTGTCCACCACGATCTTTTTGGGCTTACTGATGGTGCCTTTGTGGGTGTGGCCAACAATCAGAGCGTCAATGCCCTCTATGGTGTAGCCGAAGCGCTCATTGCGGTTGACCGTTGCACCGGTGTAAATGCCGCCGCCGGAGCCATGGGTAACAGCCATCGTATAGCTGGTGATAGGGATATCTCTTGTTACCCTGCGCCCAATCTCCAGTTTGAGGAATGCTATGTCCTCGGCGTAGTAGTCCTCCATGTCCAGCTTGCACATGATATCGCCCATAATGTCTTGGTCGGTGTCCCTGGCTGTCCTCGCTTCGTGGTTACCGGATACCGCGCAGAGTATCTTATCCTTGATGGGCGTTAGCATTTCCACCATCACCTTTTTCTGCTCCCGCGGGCGGATATAATCCTCAAAGGGGCTTCCCGCCGCGTTCCGGGTATTGTTGTTGATGAGATCGCCGCCAAGGATGAGATAAGCATCCTCCCGCTCTACCCGGCGGCAGAATGCTTGCCAGCCCTCTTTATCATGTAGGATGCTGCCCAAATGCACATCAGATACCGGATATACCTTGATGGTGTCGCTCTGCGGGATTTTGCGGACTATTAAATCCATAGGTATCCCCTCCTTTATGGCATAAAGAAAGAGAGCGCCTTTCGGTACTCTCTGATTGCTTTTGGTAAGGCAGACTATTGCGAACTTGCGGTCTGCCAGCGCGGCACCTTTTTTACGAAGGTCATGTATCTTCGGCCGATGGGATAACGGGGCATCGGCGGCCCCGTAAAAAGGAGGTAAAACATGAAGGTGGAGCACCCGATAGGGCTTGAACCTATAACCCGCTGCTTACAAGGCAGCTGCTCTACCATTGAGCTATGGGAGCAGATCGCCGGGATTAGGGGCCCGGCTCCCCACCAGGAGGAATGTCAAGGGAATTTTGTGTTTTACCACGATATTAGTATACACTGTATATGCGTCTTATTTCTGCCATGTTTCTGCCATCTTTACAGCTCCGTCAACCCATACCGGCAAAGGGCATATCTCATCAGCGCTTCGTCCTTATCCCGGTACACCTCTCGTTCACTCTCATTGAACTCCTGGCAAAGTCTCTGTATGTAGCCATATTCCCGGCGGATGTAGAACAACTCAAGGATGCGCCGCTGCTTTCCCGTCAGGCAGGCCAGTCCTTTCTCCACCTGGGAGGTCTGCCACTTGACTACCGCAAGGTTTGCCGAGAGCGCATCCCGGCGGGAGATTGCATTAATCAAATGATCTTCCCGGCCACATCCACCGCCCTTTACTGGTGTAGCATCGCTGGTAGCGGACCGAATGCCGTCCATCTGCTCATTGTAGCGGCGGATTTCTTCCGGCAGGCTTTCCAACGACCGGAGCTTATAGCTATGGCACTTCAGCTCGTCAATGCAGATGCGCTTGTAGTCAATCATGTTTCTCCCTCCTCCGGCGGTTCCTTTTCCGCCCGCCTTTTTCCGTATGCGCAGTAGAAGTTCGGCAGCACTTCGCAATCAACGCAAACGCCGTGGGAACAGCACAGATAGCTTATTTCATCGTAGCTGTATTCGCAGTCTTTGCATCTGACCACCGGCACCGCATCAACAGATTCCTCCGCCAGCATCTTCATCCACTCACAGTCGGCAGGCTCACAGTCCATTCCCGGATACATTCTGTCGCAGATACTACAGATAATATCCACTGCAGTTTCATTTTTGATGTATGGCTTAATCATAGACAGCCTCCTTTTCATTCATCTTCGCACCGCAGTTGGGGCAGTACGGAGATTTACAAAGTGGATCAATACCCCAATCGCAATTTGAGCAGCAAAGTATGTTTGGGATTAAATATTCTTCCCATCGCCCATGCACCACCTGGGCCACATCGGCAGCAGGAATATCTGCCAGCACTCGTTTTGCATCTGCCATTTTTGCGTTTGGCTCGGTTACTTCCAAGGCGGTCAACTTGGCAATCGCCGTTCCCCTGTCAATGTATTCAGCCATTGTTAACCCTCCTATTCCAAAATCCGACCAGCTTGTCAATGTCTTTGCTTCTCGGCGACGCCATAGCACCAATCATGCACCCATCCTTATGCCGAGGATTCCCAACGAGCAAAGCAGTTTCTATATAATCGATCGTTACAGCTTCGATTTTCATTTCGCATCCGCAAAACGGGCACGATTTGAGTTCTCGTTCAGCTTCAGCCATCGTTTTCTCCTCCTTCCGGCAGCGCCACCAGCCGACCGTCCTTGTCTGCCTCGGCCAGCTCACGCAAGCGGGTGTAGCTGCAAATGCTCTCCAAATCAACAAGACGCATCAGCTTCAGCGCGATCTCGTCTGCCTTATCTTTCGGCAGAACTTCCTCCGGCTCAAGCCCCGTGTCCTCGTAGGCGGCGAGGCGGTCGCAGATTATGTCGTCAAGCAGGCAGTCCTTGATTTTGCACCCAGCACCGATGCACGGCTCCTCAAAGCAGCGCGGGTAATATGCGCGTCCTGTGTCACTTCTTCTCGTCAGTCGTTCCATTGTTCTCCTCCTCAATTTTCATAAAACAACCCCAAAAAGTTTGGCTTTTCTTCCCGCTGTGGTGTCCAAATAGAGGTTTCTCACCTATCGCGTCCCAGACATCACCAGCCGGTATCTGTGTTTCTGCCCACTTGAAAATCAGCACGCCGTCCGGTTTCAATACCCTCATACATTCGCGGAATCCATCATGCAGCATCTCTTTCCAGTTCTCTCCGAGCTGTCCGTACTTCTTCCGCATCCACGCATTTTCTCCAATGCGGCGCAAATGCGGTGGGTCAAAAACGACAAGAGAAAATGTGTTGTCCGAAAACGGAAGATCCGTAAAATCGCACTGTATGTCTGGATGCACAATGCATTTCCGTTCTGAATCATGCTTGGTGCTACTCCAAACACCGGTAAACTCCTCATCGCGCACATCGCAATAAACCGCCGCCGGGTGTTGCTTATTAAACCATATCGTCCGAGAGCCGCACGTTACGTCAAGTATCCTTTTCTCCATTGTTCTCCTCCTAACATCCAGTCCCAACGCCATAATCGGGATTATTGGCAATCTTTGCAGTTTCGTCTGCGGTCAGCGTATGGTTGCTTGCAGTGTATGTAACGGGGCCTTTGCACCTGTTCTGACACGCCAAGCACTCGCAACGGTTACAGTTACTTGTTGTATTCTGACGGAATGGACAGCGATAATTAAAGCAGTCCATCACTCTATCTCCTGACTTGCATAGCCCCGAATCTCCGCCGTAACTTTTCGACAGTTACTCTTATGGTATTCATCGAAGTAAGGGCACTGTTTTCCGTAACACTCTGCAAACTCTTTGTGGTTATAGGTTTTTCCGTTTTTACAAAGGCTCTCTTCATTTACTCTGTATGGGCACTTCATTACTCTACCTTCCTTTCAGCTTCACTCGGTAACACAATTTTCCGCATCGTTCACAGATTGCATAGTTTGTATGGTACTTCCCGCCGTGCCGGTCGCTTCGGCGGCGCGACACCTGAACATACGCATACTTGTTCAGCTTGTGCATACCAATTCGGCAAAGAAGCGGCTTTTTCATCACTCTACCTCCTGCATCCAGAACTCACGACGACAGTCTTTACACCGTTTTTCTGGATGCCTACACCGCCACTCGCTCTCTCTATAATCAGGAGAAATAAAGCTCGGACAACATCGCAGTACACCATATTCATCAATATCAGCCTCAGGCCAGTGCTCAAGAAGTACGCTCTGCCTCGTCTTGCGTGGATGCGCAGCAGACCATTCCTCGACTTCTTTTACAACATCCTCGGCGCAAGTACTCATGTTGAATAAGCTATATTTCGGGTTCTCCCCTGTCACAGCAAACATTCTTCTGCGCTCCTCGACAAACTTCACAGCATCCATGTTATCCCTCCTTTACCGACAAAGTGTCGTTTCTAACCACGCCTTTACCACAGGAAAAATGCGGTTGGACGACCCCGGATATGTTACATTTGGAACACTCTCCATAACAATCTGAAAACATAAGATACTGGCATTGCCAACATTCTATTTTGTTTTCGTCCATTTCCTCGTACCGGCACACGCCCGGATGGTTTACTACGGGGCAAAAATCTGCAACCGCCGGGCAATCGCTGTTTACACAGACTTCATCTTTCAGCCATTTACACATCATTCTACCTCCTTAGCCATCAGCAAATCCTTGTAGTCCAGCAGCAGCGCCCATATCTGCTCCGCATCGTCATGGTCGATGGTGACTGCACCCTCTGCGTCAACGGCAGCAGCCAGCCTTTCTATGTCCCGGATTACTTCGTAGTAGTCCTTTACGGTCATTGGCTCACCCTCCGAAATTCTCAAGGTAATATTGCTTGCAGTCCTGCCAGCCCTTGTAGTAGGCTGCCTGCTCACGGCGTTCCTGTTCCTCTGCGGTCATCTCCGCCTGGGCCACTTCATCCAAATGATTCAACCTTTCGGCCGAAATAGCCGATAGAACCATTATGCAGAAAGCAGCTAAGATTATCGTAACTGCCGCTGCCGTCCGGTTCCTCATAGCGAATCCCTCCTAAATCCGAAAAATGTCTTTATTTGCGGCAGGGTCTCCAGCCTGTGGCCATCTACCGTTATCAGCGCTGCGTAGCCCCGGCCTATCCAGCCATCGTGCCAAATCTCCCTGGCTTCGAAGTAATCCACGCTCTCCCGTCGCTCTGTTGTTTTGCCGCAAACCCTTATCTCGATGTCGATTTTCCCATCCCGGCGCTTTATCCAATTCTTAGGACGCTTATACTTACCGGATGCCGCCGCGTCCTTGTAGCATTGTTTGGAGCAGTACTTTTGTCCCGGCTGGCCGAAATAGTCCTTCCCGCAGTATTCGCATTTCTTCGGCTCTGCTTTTTTCATACTGCTTTTGCGGGCCCGGATGCTGTCCATGGCCTTTTGACACTCCTTGCAATACAGCTGCCTGGTATTGGTGCTGCCTATCGGCCCTCCGCATCTCTTACAGGGCCGGTTTGGGTCTCTCCTGATTCCATAGCGAGACAAGATTTGTGCCACATAGCCGTAATCAAGATCGAGAATTAAGGAAATCTCCCTGTTGGTCTTGCCCTCCCGTACCAGTTGTTCCAGTACCTCTGGGTCATTTGATTTAGAACAGCCGATTTTGGCGTTAGGGGACGCTTTATCGTATGACATCATAACTCACCACCTTTTCATGCTCTGGCATCTCTGCGCGCATTTTTATGGCTTTGGTGACAGCGTTCCAGCGCTTGATAAATTCCTCGGCACTTTGTCCCTCAAAAAGCGGATTCTCCCGCTCTATTTCCGTTCCGTGTTTACCCATTGTGTTACCTCCTCTATGTCAATTTCTGTTCTTGGGTTTTTGGGGTCATATGCCCCACGCAGCCTTAGCTCGACATGGTCAAAGCTATCATCGGCGATTACTCCCCGGTGTACCAGCCCGTCCATCAGCATCTTGCCGTTGTAGTTATCCGGGTCATGCCGGTGCCGGGTGGGGAAGTAGTAGGTGATGGTCACCACCGCCTTGCCCATTGGTTTGCACTTGGGGCAGTATGCCACAAACAGCTGAAGCCAGCGCTGCTTTTCCGCTCGGTAGTCCCAGGCGTTCGCCCGCCCGGCGTACTTGTTCAGCGACGGGGGGATTTCGGGGATTATGATTTTCACGCATTCTCCTCCATCATCCGCTCCGCCAGCGCTATGTCATAGCTGGGCAGCTGCTTTACCTCTGCCATCCCTGCCAGCTTCGCCCGGATATCCGCAGGCAGGGTTTGCATTTTGCGCTCGCTCTCCTGCCTTGCCCGGTAGCTGCGCATAAAGTTGGACTGCACCACGCTCTGCACTGTCCTGGTGTCCATGCTGGCCCATTCCCGCAGCTGGGATGGGTGTCCTACCAACCGTTGTAGGTTCTCCGGCAGGGCTGCAAACTCTTTCTCGCTGTTGTAGCCGCTGTTCCGCAGGGCCTTTGCAATCAGCGCCCATGCTTCCCCCTCGGAGAGTTCCGCCGGTCTGCTGATCTCACCAATAGCGGCTATGATAGCCCCAATGTGTGGGGGGAACCCCTTGCGGTCGCTGGCAATGTGGGACTTAACCGCCGCTGCTACAAGGTCAGCCGGGTAGTCTGCCAGCATCTCCGACCACAGATTTACCACCGCTTCGGCATCCTGCCGCTTCATGTCCCGGTAGTACGCTGGATAAGCGGCCTTGAGGATGGACATAACAGCCAGTGTTTCAGTACGGTTCATGTTGTCCCTCCTCCTGCAGCATCTGCAAAAATACATTGTCGGTCCCACCAGCAGACTTGTCGCCTTTCAACGGGTAAACATCCTGCCAGCAGCGCTTAACGCTCTGATCGAGAATAAGTCCCTTGGTGTGGTTGTCCCCCGGTGCCAGCCGTTCCAGCTCATTCAGGATCATCTTTGCGGCCCGATCAGTGAGGGGCTTTTTTATTTTCTTGCGCATCTCACAAAAGCCGTTCCAGTTCTCCATCAAGGCTTCCGGGACATCCACACGCCCCCTTGGGGGGGTAGGGGGGGTATTATTCCCGGAGGGAATATTTTCTTTGTCTTTGTCTTTGTCTTTGTCTTTGTCTTTGTCTTGGCTTTTCTGGGTTTTTGAAAAACCCGCTGGGTTTTTTAGGTTCCCTTGGGTTTTCTTCGGCCTACCGCCCTTGGAACCGTTTTCCCTGCTTGTTTTGGCTCTTCCTTCGCATTCAGCAGCCATCCGGTCTATTTGCAACTTTGCTACCGGCCATATAAAACGCTCGTTTCCCCGGAAATCGGGGGCTGCGCCCGTCTCTGCATATTTCAGCATAGCCGTGAACAGCCGCCCTCTCTCCGCATCTCCGAGTTCCTCCATGGCATCTGCAAAGTCTGTAAAGACTTTAAGGTACTTCATGGGTTGTCCTCCTGTCGCTTTTTACTGGGAAGCGTAACCCTCAATTAAAAGGGAGGTCGTTAGGGTCGCCCTTGACTTCTTCAAATTCGCCCTGCTCGCTCTCTGCAGGCTTTTCCTCGGCCTTGCCGGTAGATTTGCTGCCGCCAAACAGAACCTCCTCTGCGATAACCTCTGTGGCTGTGCGCTTATTGCCGCTCTTGTCCTCGTAGTTGCGAACTTCGATGCGCCCCACAATGGTGATAAGGTCGCCCTTGCCAAACCACTGGTTGATAAATTCGGCGGTCTTGCCCCATGCTACGATGGGGACGAAGTCAGTCTTTTCTCGGTCACGGTTGCGGTCTACCGCAATGGTAAAGCTGCACACGCTCTTGCCGCTGTTGGTCTGCTTCAGTTCGGGGGCCTTGGTCAGCCGCCCATTAAGGATCGCTTTATTTAACATATGTAACCTCCTGTTATCCCCATTGGTCTGCCATAGGTAGACAAACTGTATAATTTGTAACTTTTCTCGCCCACTCGATAAATTCCCTTTGATCCATATTGTTTTTGGCTCTGTTGCATATTTTGCAGCACGGAACAACATTATCAATGAAGTATCCTCTTGAACTGTCGGTGCGGTCTATTCCATTGTGGTCATATCCCTCTTTGCAATTTTTCGTTACTTTGTGATTACTATTTATTGTTCCACAGTAAAAACACGGCTGCTTAATGAGGCGATCGACATCTTCGTAAGATAATCCCCATGCAAGCCCTCTGTCTCTTGCGTGACGCTTATATTGGAGTATGATATGGTTAATAACTCCTCGATTATTTGGCAGCCTGCTTTGCTTTGGCAGGCATCCACAAGATTTTGTGTTTCCACTTTTAAGATTGTGCCCAAGTACAGAAACCTCGTTCCCACAATCGCACTTGCAAAGCCACCTTCTTTCAGTCGTCCCACAAGGCTTTTTATGTACGCCGTCTTGTCTCAAAATCACAAGTTTCCCAAACCTATCTCCAACTTGAAATGCCATCCGTGAACTCATCTCTTATGTCACCTCCATACTGTTCGGCCATAGCTTTTGCGATGCCGGGGAATGTCTTTGACCTGTTCTTTGCATCATCTCCACGCTTAGCAGCCCCGTACTTGCTTCTATCTTTCCGTCCAGTGCCGGATGGGACATACGGGCCAACTGGTATGCGCTCTGGCGTAGTTGGAACCAAATGTTGGAGCCCCTTAAGCCATAACAAGG